CACCGGGAACCCAGGATAAATTTATGGATTTTTCATAAAAATAACATGTTATGAAATATGATAAGGATTTATCCTGCCCTTCGGGCAGGAGGGATAAGGGGCTGGAAATCCGAAGGATTTCTGAAGACCTGGGTTCCCCGCTAAATTATTTATTTTGTATATATTATAAACTGTTTATAATATATAATGGAGAACATGATCCAGCACAATACAGTTGTTGATTTACTTCGCATTACAATTTTGATTTATAATTATGGTGCTGATATCAAAGAATCATCTGATACAATTGAAACATTTGTTAACAAATTGGCAGACCCTGCAATAAGTGAAAATATAAATATTAACGAAACAAGAAAACAAATATTAGGTGATATTGCAAAAGAAATTCCCACTGGAAAAGTGTGCAATTTTATAAACGACAAAGAAACAGATATACAATGTGGTATCACGATAAATGATGTAGACAAGAGAATATGCGTAGTTTTTCGCGGAAGTGAATCATTGAGTGATTGGTATTATGATTTGTACGTGATTAAAAAACAAATAAAGGATGATGTTTGGGTTCATGGCGGATTTTACAAACAGTTACACGATAACGATGTTTATAAAAATATTGTTCAACATATAAAAACACAATTAGAAACGCATCCTGATTACACTATTTACGTAACGGGTCATAGTTTGGGAGCTGCATTAGCTACATTATTTGGATATTTATTATCAGATGAGATTGAAAATAACATAACTGTTGTATCGTTTGCCAGTCCACGCGTTGGAAATTCTTCATGGAAAAAATCATTTGAGGAAAAGAGTAATCTAACTCATTATCGTATAACAAATTGCCGTGATGTTATTACAGCATTTCCACTTTATAACTATAAACACGTAGGAAAAAATATTAGATTATTTGAAGACAAATATTCTATTTTTATGGATTATAATGACGATTCTTTCTATGATTATACTATCTTGCGATGCTGGAGCGCGAATGATCATAATAGTGAATTATACTATAAACATTTACTCGTCAATAAATGGTAATTTATAATGTGTTCTTTCTTACATTATAAATTTGTTAAAATCTGCTCCAAGAATTGTGGTTAAACGGTGACACCAAGATGTCCTGTATGTGATTTTTCCAATAATCCACGCGTTTTTCTAATTCAATGTCCTTCATGGTCTCAGGATACGGTTTCATGGTTTCCATCAAATCTTGTTCTACGCGAGTTATTTGTGGTTTGTGTCCATAACAATTTACACCAAACTTTACATTTTCATTTGCAATATATCCACCATTTACACCGGGGCGTCCACAATCATGTTCGTGTCCTTTTATCTTTTGTAGGTTATCAAATGTTTTTTGTTGCGTGGGGAAAAGAGCCATCTGACCATCTGACCAGCCATAGTTGCACCATTCTCCTCCTTTTTCGTATGAGTTTTCCACCTCTGAATAAGTTGCTAAACGACCGCCATAAGCAGAACATAAAGCTTTTGCATCAGTGTATCCATAATAATTTCCGGGTATATTAAATACTTCTTCTACAAATGGAATCTCTGGGACTGTTGTTTCTACACCAGGATTAAATGACGATCCAGAACTTTGATCTACAATTAGATCTACTTCTGGCGCACCTTTAAATAAATTCTTTACAGAAGCAACTACATCGTATCCAAAAACATATTGAAAAAAATTAATAATAAATAAAACAATAAGGAGAGAAATACCTAATATCCAAAGCATATTCATAGATCCACTGCTTGAAGACATTGTTTCTCCCATACCCATACTTTGTTCGCTTGAAGAACTATTTCCTAAAGAAGCAAATAACATAAAGTATAGTAAAATGATGATAAATACCACAATAAATACTCCCGGTGTCATTATAAAATTATTCATGTAATCATACATATTTAATGTTTGTTGCGATGAATTTGTACTAACTTCCATATATACTATTATACTATATATAGAAAAATTTGCTCTCTTACTCTTCTAAACCTAATAATTGGTCAATTTCATAGGTATCTAAACCCTGCTTTTCCATGTCCTTCTTCTGCTTCAATAATTTTTTTCTGTCTCCTCTGGACACCTCCTTCTTTTCAGCAACCACTTCTATTTTATTTCCAAGTGAATCTACTTTATCCTCAGCTTGGTCAAAATTGAGTTGCTTTGCCTTTTCCTTTTCCGCCTTCTTACGAGCCAACTCAACCGCCTCCATCCATTCTGATCCAAACACAGTCAAGTTACCAGACTCTAATAACCACTTCTCAGGACAAATCTCCTTGTAAAACTCTTCATTGTGAGAAATTAGAAGCAGGCCTCCCTTAAAGTTCTTAATGGCCCCCGTTAAAGCACCAAGAGAATCACGATCCAAAAAGTTAGTAGGTTCGTCTAAAATAATCACATGAGGCAAGTTCCACGTGCAAGCACCGAGGACCAGCTTCACCTTTTGACCGCCTGACAACATTCCCAACTTGCTATGTTGTGCGAAATCCGGCTCTAAACCAAAATTGTCCAAGTGTTTTTGAATTTCTCCCGTCGTTAGCTTTCGCTTTCCCAATGTGTTCTCCATGGCCAACTTCTCGTCAAACTCATTGCATAGTTTTTCATAACCCATTTCCTCCAACTGCTTTCTACCAAACCACTGAGTAATATCGGTTTCACTCTTGCACTCATACTCGTTTTCTCGTTTACCTGTTCTTCTGCTCAATATTTCATCCAACACTAACCATCTATTTTCACGAGCTTTCTCTCTTATTGCCTTTAATTCTTCTTTTGTTAATGTGTGAGCATCTTTACTGGTTTGTTCCTTGTCAAATCCACCTCGGTATCGCCACATAATATATTCCACCGGGCTCTTCTCTAAATGATTCTCAATGTGGTGAAATGCGTGCTGAGCAACATATGCAACACGAACATTTGGATGGCGATCAATGAGACCTTGATTCGGCTCCAACTCACCAACCAAAATCTTAATAAGAGTTGATTTACCAGCTCCATTCACACCCACAATAGCAACACGAGAAGCCATTGAAACTTGGATGCTCACATCGGTCAATTGAGGCTTAATTGCCGTCGGATATTGGAAATAACAGTCCTTCATCTTTAATACTGCTTTGGTAAGAGACTTGACTCCGTCTAATGGTCCTGGATCAGGAAAATTAAACGACACATTTTCATTTGTCAATTCATAATATTGCTTCGCCTCTGGTTTTTGCTTCACAAAATCAGACAAGTTACCACGATAAATCTTCAATTTCATCGTCTCATAATGAATAATGTTTGTGCAAACCGCGTCTAAGAATTTAGTATCATGCGAAACGATTAGACATGTCGTTTTTGTTAAACTTTTCAAATAATCAACCAACCACTTTATCGCAAATTGATCCAAGTGATTTGTAGGCTCATCCAATAAAAGCATATCGGGATTCAACAACATTGCTCGCGTGAGTGCGAGCTTCATGCGCCAGCCTCCTGAAAGAGCTGTCACTGGGCCATGAATCATATTTTGCTCAAATCCGACCGATGCTAACCCATCCAAAATTGTGTTGACTGCAATTCCTAAATCCTTCACTTTTTCATCATTCTGAATGTATTGGAGGACGCTCGTATCGGAGTTTTCACCTTGGATGTCGTGTTCCACATAAACACTCTTCAACTCAGGAGGGAACTCCTGCAAATTTTTGTTGGCAATTGCTTTCATAAGAGTGGACTTTCCCGCACCGTTGGGACCAACGAGACCATACTTACGGCCAACTTTTACTTTGAATGGTGTTTGATGTAATAGAACGCGGGTTCCATAAGCAAGTGAAAACATACAGTCGCACAAATTCTCTTCGTCATCTTCGGGGTTATACTCATAAACTGTAATGGTCTTAATAATTGTATCTTTAATTTGATCAACGGCGGCAGTTAGTTCTGCGTCGTCCTTTATAGAATACGACAAATAGGGGCGAATACAAGAAACCCACGTGGGATCGTGGCGGCACTCTTGCTTGACTAAATTCCAAACTAAATCAATGGAATAATTTACTAACTCATCTAAGGCCTCATCATCCTTTATAAACTGCATAAAGGTGGCTTTGCAGTTCTCGTGGCTATAATTTTCAAGTGCCTTATTGACACCTTGATTGTAAACGCCTGTCAATACTTCGCGCGAATTGAAACAAACTTTGCGGATTTCTGGCTCGGCAATTTCATCGTATCCTCTGGTTAGAACTGGCTCTAAAATAGGATAAAATTGTTTGGCATAAATCGGATTCTTAAGAAGCTTGGTCAAGGTTTCAATCACGACGGCGGCCCGGCGTTGGTAAACCATCTTACGTTCTCTCATTGACTTCGTAAGAAGGGGAACCAAGAATCCGAGTGTGGGGATGTCAATATCATTGACAAATGGAGTGGACACTAAGGCATCAAGCGCCTTCTGGGTTTCTTGTGATGGGTTCATGTATGCTGCGATGACAGCAGGAATCAAATGCTTAATATCCACATTTTCAATCGTGTTGCAAACATCCACAAATGTTTCCTGTACTTGAACGCGGATTTCCTTTTTCGGGTCGTTTCCAATAATAATAAGTTGGTTGATAATTTCTGGCATGTTTTGAGCTGCAACGGTCGGGTGCAACTGGGCAAATTTGGAAATGCATTGAAGAGCCATACGCTTCACTTGCCATTTCATTGAATTAAATGCGTTAAACCATTGTAATGCTAATTTATCGTAGCATTGGGGATTTACTTTGGATAAAATAGCACTTACAAGTGCTAAGGTTTGATCTTGATTTTTTGCATCAGATGCATAGTTGATGATTGTTTCAAAATTTGAAACAAGAAATGGCTCATTGGCGGGCGTGTATGAAGTGTTGATCCAGTGCAACACTTCGTCCATAGAAGAATTCTGAAAACTCGGATTTGTTGTCATGAAAACTGTACATAATAACAAACTAAACTCTTTATATCCTCTTTCGGTAAAAAAAACAATATGCCTTCGGGGATATAAGACTTGGCAAATTACCAACTTCGGCTACACTCGTATCATTAAAATGGTACCATTTATCATTTGCGGTTTTAACATGCGAAGTATAATGACCGCCCAATACACCTCCGCTATGATTGCAAATTCCATATAAGTCATATATGTTATCATGTTTCTTGTAGCCAATGCAATACTTGGATAAATCTAATCCTTCAATGGGGAAATCCACAAAAATTTGATTTTTCACATTTTTAGAGTTGAAACGCTTCAAATCAATCACTAAAATATTAGGAAAACTCCAAAACTTGATATTTTTATTTACATTTTCCGTTTCTTTTGTTTCCTCATTATACCATCCATTTTCCCCCTCTAATTTCTCGTCTGATGTATAAAGATCAAAACAATCGTACAATGTTGGAGATTTGTTGTCTTGGGGTATACTGAGATTAATCATAAAATAGGGCTCAGGAGTCATACTCAAGGTTTTGAGTCCATCGGAACATTGTATTTGAGAAACGTGGACGCCGTAGAAAATATTCCATATTTCGGAATATTCCTTCGTATACATATTCTTTATCATTTCAAAGCATTTTACTGCAATCTTATCGGTATCATTGACGATTGTCCCGTTTATTTTTATATCTACTTCTCGCATCAAGGCAGTGTGAAAACAATCCACCATAAATAGCAAAAACTCTGGCAAATCATTTTGGGCAAATCCAGTAAAAATATCAATCTTTTTTATCTGGGCTAATTTCTGAACTGTTTTTAGAAACTTACCCGGGCTAATGACGCAATTTTCTTTCCACATGAGTTGCCTGAGACTGTCCCATTCAATAATTAATGCAGATTCGTATTTATTATTTAAACGCTTTTTATAAGTTTCTTTATCTAAAAACTCATTCAGCTCATATGTATGAGAAAGAATCTGTAAACATGAATTCATAAAACATGTATTTCCTAAATTCCCCAGACCAGTTAGACCTTTACCGGAGTATTTATCTTTATTAAATGACATGATTTTTATTGTACTTATTATATATGGTATTATTTGTTTAACCTGTTTTACAAATCTAATTTATCTTCTCTCTATTTGGAGAAATAGCATTATCCACCGGGAACCCAGGATAAATTTATAGATTTTTCATAAAGATAAAATGTTATGAAATATGATAAAGATTTATCCTTCCCGAAGGACAGGAGGGATAAGGAATCCCGCAACGCGGGATTCTGAAGAGCGGGGCTGGAAATCTGAAGGATTTCTGAAGACCTGGGTTCCCCGCTAAAATAATGAAACCAACTGTGGTGAAGATGCAAAGTATTTTCAAGAGAATACCAATAAAATTATTACAGTTCCTTATTATTTTATCTTACATGCTATAAGATATTGGCCTCTAACACCTGTTTTATTTTTATTCTATATATATGTAGATAATTTGTATAAGTTACTTCATCATGAATAAAATATTCGTAAAAAATAAATATAAAATATAAAACACTAATATAGCATGAATAATTCATCCATTGTAAACGATCAAGATGTTTATTTAATGAATAATTATATTATGATGTATAATAATGTTCAATCACAAATTAATAGTCTTTTAGGGCAATTAGATCGCATTCAAGATGGTATGGATGTAGTCGTCAATCGTATACAACATAGAGTTCCTGCTCAACCAAGTGCATCATTTCGCCCCTTTGCAAACCAACGCACTGGAAGATCTAATAGAACTCCGAGAAACTCTATTATTCAAAATCGTCTATCTGATTTATTATCCACCTTTTTTACAAATGTTCCGGTTGTTCCCACAGAACAGGAGATTCAACAAGCATCAAGATTGGTTCTCTATCGCGAAATAGAAAATCCTATCAATACCAGTTGTCCAATTTCATTAGAACCTTTCACACCAGATGAAAGGGTTAGACAATTAAATCATTGTTCTCATATTTTTTGCGAGAATGAATTTAATTCATGGTTTCAAACAAACGTAAGATGTCCAGTTTGTCGGCATGATATTCGTAGTCAATCTACCAGGTCTAATCCAGTTGAAAATACAAATACAGTTCCGACTCCAGCTCCTGTAAATCCTTTATCGCAACCAGCCGACTTATTTAATCTAATGCAAACTATGCTTTTGCCACCACATGGAGATAATAATAGACTTATTTACGACCCATCTAATAATATGTTCATCTATGATAGCATTTTTAGACAATAAAAATTGAACAATACTTTTTGATAGTTGCCTGTATCAAAAAGTAAGATTGTAATGGACAATGATTCTGTAAAAAACTACAGGGATTATGTATCTAACGTGGTTAAGTGGGGATGGTCTGTTGCAGGAGGGTTTATAATATGGATTGTTCTTCATTATGCTGCGTCTCACATGTATGTTTATTTCTGCACCCCAAATTCTGTTGTTGGATTTGTTGTGTCACTGTTTATTACATCTACTCCTCAATGTCGGGGTTTACGGTGGCTAATTAATACTGGAGCAAGTAGCATTGACGCGGTATGGGTGTTGATTGGAACATGGTTCTGTAGCAAGCTTGTTTAGCTGTAACTTATTTTAAAAAGATTCCACTCAATTTTTGAATAAATGTATCCACAGGCAATTTGCTAATAGGGATTTTTATCTCTGATTTTTCATACATGGTTGTAAATCCTGGTTCCGGAGTCTTATGCAAATTAAATTTTGATATATTGTACTTACCATAAATAGATAGGATTTTGTGGAAATGCTTATTATTGTAATTTACACCCCAACCAAATTGACCATCTTCCACATTTTTAAATAACTGATAGCAAAGAGGTATCTTGTATAAATATCTTTTTTTATGGAAAGGGTGATACAAGTTAAGAAAACTATCCATTTCTTTTATGGTAGATGAATTTACTCGTAACATCATTTCTCTTGACGTTTTAGAATAAACAATTGAATGTGTTGACCCGCACAAATAAACATACGAATGGTTACTTATGGAGGACAATTTCTCTCTATAAATGGGAAGGCATCCTAAATAATAAATTAATACATTGTCTTTCTGATTCAATAAGAAATCATTTAAACATAATACATTTTCCGCTTCTTTTATTGCTGGATTAAAAAAACAATTGTCTTCTAATACCAAAATATTATCATAATTGCATTGTTTTGCATGTCTGAAAATATTTAAATTTATATCTACAAAATAATACGATAATGTTGATCCGTTATCTTTTTTCTTTAATAGTTTGGGATCTTGTATTAGTATCACGTATAATTTTTTTGTTGGTTTATAAGTATTTAATTCTGCAATCATTCTTTCTAATTTTCCATTTCCTACGGTATGAATTAGATATGTTGCATCAATGCTAATATCAAATAATCCACCTTCCTCATATTGAATTTCGTATATGGAATATCCAATTTCTATACTAAGGTCATTTGTCTCGTTTTCAACGTCTTCTACTGTTACTGATGGTTCTACTTTATCCGAAGGTTCTACTGTTATCAAAGGTTCTACTTTATCTACAGGTGTTTCTTCTACTACAGGTTTGTCTTGATCCGAAGGTTCGTCTTTATCCACAGGTTTTTCTATTACTGTATTATTATCTTTGTCTAAATGATATTTCTCTATAGTTTCAATTGTTATATTGTTATCAATTTCTTTTTTATCTGACATAAATTTATCT